TGTACCAGGAGATAAAGGGCGGCTACACTGACAAAATGTCATTCGGCTTTACCGTGGCTGAAGACCAGAGGGTAAGCGTGGTTGACCGCGAGAAAAACGTGGAAACAGTGACCCGCACTATCACAAAAATCAAGAAGCTTTACGATGTCTCCGCCGTGAGTATCCCGGCCAATGATGGGACGTCGATAAGCGCCCGGAGAACTGCGGACGGAGTGATCGAGCAGATCAAAGCGGAGAGACTGGAACGGGCAAAAAATAAATTGAAACTTTTACTGGAGGTCTAAGAAAAATGAACCGCAAAGAAGAAATCGAAGCCAGACTGGCCGCAATCCGCACAGAGCTTGAAGCGCCTGACGCCGACATTGAGGCCCTGACTGCTGAGGTTCGCAGTCTCAAGGCAGAGCTTGCAGGCATTGAGCAGCAGGCTGAGAAGCGCCGCCAGCTGCGCGAAGCCGTAAACGGCGGCCAGGGCACCGTAGTTCGCAGTTTTGCCCCCGCCGCACAGCCCGAGAGCTATGCAGTAGATTCCGAGGAGTACCGCACCGCATGGCTCAAGGCACTGCTCAAGCGTGACCTGAGCCCCGCAGAGCAGAGAGCCTATACCTCTGCAAATGGCGCCATCTCCCAGCTGGTGGTAAACGACATCATGGAAGTCGTGAGAGATCACGCGCCTCTGATGGAGCGTATCACCATGGTCTACAGCGCCGATAAGATCACTTACTACGTCGAGGGCACCAGCGCTGCAGCTACCGCACACACTGAGAACGCAACGATTACCCCCTCTGACGACAACCTTACTCCCGTTACACTGACCCCTGCTGAAATTGTGAAAATGGTACAGGTATCCAAGGCGGCCCGGCGCATGAGCATTCCTGTTTTTAACTCCTGGCTGACCAAAGCCCTGGGCGAGGCAATTGCCCGCCAGATCAACGCGCTGATTATTACCGCAATCAGCGCGGCCGCAACCGCTGTCGGCACCACCATCGACACCGCCGGAGTCCAGACCCTCCTGGGCAGCGTCAAAGGCAACAACCTGGCAATCCTGGTTAACCGCAAAACCCTTTATACCCAGCTGCTGCCCCTGCAGGACAACAGCCGGAACAGCATAGTCCGCTTTGAGGGCACCTACACCACCGCCCGCGTCTATGGCGTCGATGTACTGGTGGACGACAACATGGCCGACGGCACTGTGATCGCCGGAGACATGACCAAGGCAATCGGTGCCCTGGGCGAGTCCATCAACGTGACTGAGGCTTTCGACATCGACACCAACAGCTATAAATACCTTGGCGAGGCTCTATTTGACACCAAGGTGGGCATAAACGCCGCCTTTGCAAAGCTGGCTCCGGGCTGAGGTGAATTAAATGCTGGAAAAGGTCAAGCTGGCGCTGAGGCTTAAGACGGCCGCTTTTGATGCTGAGATCCAGGACCTGATAGATGCGGCGCTG